GGATTTATATTGTCAATGTCTTTAATTCGGAATTATATTCCAGAACAGTTTGATAAAATATTAGATGCTTCTATTAATTTTAGTTCTATATTAACAGGCTTCATAGGAGCATTGATTGCTATATTATTTAGTATAAAAGACACTGATTTAATGAAATATTTGTTCGAAAATACTAAAAAACGTATTTTATTACATTATTTCAAAAATGCTATATTAACAGGAATTTTGATTGTAGTTTTTTCGGCCATTTTATACTTAAGAACCAAATTTATTAATATTACAATAATGGGTATTACTATAAATACGATAATATTAAGTGTATCAATTTGGATTTTTTTGGTTGTTTATTTCGTTTTAGCTTCTTACAGGATAATAGATATAATGATGACTATAATTTTTAAAGACCCAAAATCTATTCAAGATAGGATGAAAGGGAATGAAATTAGTTCCCAGGATGATAAAGAATTAAAAAAATTATTTGGAAAAAAAGATAAATAATATTCTTAAATAGGAGCCTTATGCAGGGCTCTTTATTCATCCCCAAAACAAAACGAATAGGCAGGTGGTGACAATGTAGAGATGCCGAGACAGAGAAGTCCGAATAGGGATAAAGCATTTGAGATTTACAAGGAACATGGTGGAAATATTGATTTAATAAAGATTGCGGAGATGGTGAATCTTTCACCCGGTACCATAAGAGGTTGGAAGAATAAAGATAAATGGGATGATAAATTGAATGGAACGTTCCAAAAGAATATGGAACGTTCCAAACGAAAAAATAATAATAGTGATTTAAAAAAAGAGTCTATTGTGGAAGAGGTAAAAGAGGTATTAGAAAATCCTGAACTTACTGATAAACAAAGGCTTTTTTGTATTTATTACTCCAAGCGATTTAATGCCACTAAAGCCTATCAGAAAGCATATGGATGTGATTATATAACAGCTAATACCAATGGACCTCGATTGCTTGTAAATGCTTGTATAAAAGAAGAAATACAAAAGTTAAAACAAGGCAAACTTAACAGAGCAATGCTAAGTCCAGATGATATATTCCAGAAGTATATGGATATAGCTTTTAGTAATATGACCGACTATGTTTCATTTGGACAAAAAACTATGACTATAAGAGATAAAAAAACAGGAGAGCCTCTATTGGATAATGAAGGCAATAAAATAGAATATCAATACAGTTATGTTGATTTCAAAGAATCCAGTGAGGTAGATGGCTCCTTAATAAGTGAAGTTAAACAGGGCAAGGATGGTATAAGTATAAAACTCCATGATGCCATGAAAGCCCTTGACTGGCTATCAAAGCATATGGACATGGCAACAGAAGAACAGAGGTTGAGGATGGAAAAACTTAGGACTGAGATTGAGAAATCCAAAGGAGATGGTAAAAATGATGAAGCCAAGACATGGGCTGATAAAATTCAGGAAATAGCATCAAAGAGACGTGGTGAAAATGGATAAAGAATTGATAGCTTTACTAGATAACTATTGGAATAATCCTGTATGGTTTGCCGAGGATATGCTTAAATTTCATGCTGACAAGTGGCAGTCTGATGTGCTTATGGCGCTGGCCGGTAATCCAAAGGTAAGTGTAAGGTCAGGGCAAGGCGTGGGCAAGACTGGACTTGAGAGTATAGCTGTTACCTGGTATCTATGTACAAGGCCATTCCCAAAAGTTATAGCCACAGCACCCACAAGACAGCAACTTTATGATGTACTTTGGGCGGAGATATCCAAATGGCTTTCGGGGAGTATGGTTGACAAGCTACTCCAGTGGACCAAAACAAAAGTATATATGAGAGGCTATGAAGAAAGATGGTGGGCTACTGCAAGGACTGCTGTCAAACCTGAAAATATGCAGGGATTTCATGAGGATTATATGCTCTTTGTTGTTGATGAAGCTTCTGGTGTTTCCGATCCAATTATGGAAGCTATACTTGGTACCCTTTCAGGATATGAAAATAAACTCCTTATGTGTGGAAACCCTACAAGAACCAGTGGAACATTTTATGATAGTCACAACAGAGACAGGGATTTATACAGGACATTCAAGGTATCATCTTTGGACAGTCCTAGAACATCAAAAGATAATATTGAAATGCTTAAAAGAAAGTACCTTGAGGATAGTGATGTATACAGGGTTAGAGTTCTTGGAGAATTTCCTAAAGGGGAATCTGATGCTCTTATTCCTCTTGAATATGCTGAAACTGCTACTAATACAAAGGTGAGTATAAAAGACTGTTTTACATTCAATTTAGGAGCTGATATTGCCAGGTTTGGTAATGATAATACTGTTTTGGCTCCACGAATAGGGAATAGAGTATTTCAATTAAGGGAATACAGCAAGAAAGATACTATGGAGACCAGTGGGAACATATTAAAAACCGTTGATGAATTTAAAAAAGAGTACCATCAGATCAATAGAGTAAAAATAAAGATTGATGATGATGGATTAGGTGGTGGAGTAACAGACAGGCTTAACGAAGTTATAAGACAACAGAGACTTGGTTATGAGGTTATTCCTATTAAAAATGGTGCAAAGGCAGATGATGATGAACATTATTCAGATAAATCTGCAGAGATGTGGGGAAATATGAGAGATATTCTTGAGGAGAACTTTACTAATTTTGTACAAGGAAGAACTCCTACCATAGAGCTTCCTAACAATGAGAAATTAATTAAGCAGCTGTCAAATAGAAAATACAAGATTGACTCAAAAGGTAGGATAGACCTTGAGCAAAAGGAACAGATGAAAAAGAGGATAGGAGAATCTCCTGACTGTGCAGATGCAGTAATATATTCATTTGCTAAAAATGGCAATAGTGATTTATCTTTGTTGAAAGGGGCGAGAATATGGGGTTAAAGTCTTTTATTAAAAGTGTAAAATTGAAACTGCTGAATCCGAAGGGTGAGCAGATGCGTATATCTGGTGGAGCTGCTACATCAACATATCAATTGGATAGTTCACAGGTGGATTATGAATTGGCAAGGCAGCTATACCAGAATAATAATGACGATTACAAATTAGGTGCTCCTTTTGTAAGACCTATAATAAATTCTACTGTAGGCTTCATGGGGGTGCCTCATTTTGATTGTGAAGATGATGCAGCTCAAGAAATACTTGATAGTTTTGTATTGGATAACACATCTAATATGCTTAAGACCCATATGGATGCTTTGAAACTTGGAGATAGTTATGTATGGATTACAAGGGAAGAAATTTTAAATCCACTATATCCAGACAAACCTAACAGATTGGTTTATAATTTTATCCCTCTAGAGCAAATTAAGGATATATTACTTGATCCCACTACTGGAGAACCAACCGCATATATTTTAAAGAGCCACCAGGAATGGCAGGACATAGAGGGCAATAAATTTAAATGTGATATTACACAAGCTATAACAGCAACAGAGAGGACAATACAAATAACAGGAGATACACCAGAAGGTATACAAGCAGGTACAATACCTAATCCTTGGGGCTTTATTCCTATAGTGCATTTCAAGAATGAACCTGATGAAACACTAAAGTATGGACAGAGTGATATTGAGCCTATAGAACCATTATTAAAGGCTTATCATGATGTTATGCTCCATGCATTAAAGGGGAGTAAGATGCATAGTACCCCTAAGTTAAAATTAAAGCTTAAAGATGTGAAGAAGTTTCTTTCCAATAACTTTGGGATAGACGATCCGGAAAAGTTTTCAAAAGACGGTGGAAAAATAAATTTAAACGGTAATGAAGTTTTGTTTATGACAAGTGATGAAGATGCAAGTTTCGTAGAGGTTAATAGTGCCACAGGTGATGCAAAGTTACTCTTAAGCCTCTTATTTTATTGCATTGTTGACGTATCGGAGGTACCTGAATTTGTATTTGGTGTTCATACTCCAAGTGCTCTTGCCAGTGTTAAAGAACAAATGCCTATTATGGCAAACAAGATAAGGCGTAAGAGAGAACAATTTACTGAACAATGGCGTATGCTTGCTAGAATGGTACTCATAATGTCTGCTCAATCTGCAGGAAGCAATTTTGCAAGTTATGATGTTACCTTGGGATGGGATGAAGTCACACCGAAGGACAATAAGGAAAGTGCTGAAACTCTTAATTATATTGCCACTGCCCTTGAAACTGCACTTACAGGTGGATTTACCTCTGTTGAGTCTGCTTCTAATTTCTTAGCTAAGTACGTGGATACCATGAATGATTATATCTCAAGTGATGAGGGTGTAGTTGGCGAGAGAGAAAAAATAATCAAAGATAAGATGCTCAACTTTAGGATGGGAGATTCGGGTGGCCTTGAAGACGAGAAGAAAAAGCTTGATGATGAGATAAATAATTCAAGTAGTGAGGAGGAATAGGCATGGTTGAATATAGGACTTGTGCAGATATGATTAATTATTGGAAAGATAAAGGCTATAATGCAATACTTAAAGTGTCCCGTTATTCCAGCTCTATTAAAATTTACTTATTTGGTAGAAAAAACGAAAAAATCGTACAGGAAGTTACCCCTTATCAAATAGCTTGCGTTAAGTATTCATATATATTTAAACCTAAGATTTTATATTACTTTTATAAATTATTTAAAGGTAGGATTATATATGAGCAGAGAAATAGACGAGCTTAAGAAGACAGCAGGTGACTACAAAACATGGGCACTTAAGGCTAGAAGTAAGTATATAGACTTGAGACTAAATAATGAAACTGAGATAAGAGCATTGTATGTAAGACTTGTCCAGGATATATCTAATGAGCTTAAAAAAGAAGGTATCTCACAAATAAGAAAAATGCAGCTCTTGGCATTGATTGAAATATTGAAGAAACAGCAGAATAAACTTGAAAGTAAACTTACTACAATATTTGAAAAATATATCAAGGCAAATGCAGGAGCAGCTACAGAATATGCAAAGGCAATAGATATTAAGGCAGTTCAGGAAGCCGGAGTATCTAAGGTATCTACATCTAAGGTTAAGGAATTGTATTTCAGTTCCAATCAAAGGGCCATTGAGACCTGCTGGTCAAGAACACACAATGGATTGTACCTTTCAGACAGGATATGGACAAAGTCAAAGAGATATAGGGAGAATATTACTGAGATAATCCAGAGTGCAGTGGCTGAAGGGCAAGATTGTGTAAAAACTGCTAGGATGCTTGAGAAGTATGTGAAAACAGGAAAGAAAACTCTAGCAAAACAGTATCCTAACATGATGAAAAGAATGGGAAGCAGGGTGCCAGAAGATATATGTTATGAATCTCTAAGACTTGCGAGGACTGAAATGACTGCTGCATATGGTGAGGCCACAATTCAAAGTGCAGTGGTAAGTCCATCATGCAGTGGAGTCAAATTCATACTGTCTGGCTCTCATCCTAAATATGATATATGCGACGATATATGCGGTGTTGATGATTATGGACTTGGAATTGGTTGTTATCCAGTTGATAAAGCTCCAACATATCCCTTCCACCCGAATTGCCTTTGCGTAACACTTACAATAAATGAAAACCCCAGTGATTTTGTTGACAGGCTTAAGAGGTGGAACAAGAATCCAGGAAGTGAACCGGGACTTGAGCAGTGGTATCAAAATATTTATAAGAAATCTTCTATGTATATTGATGATATTAGCAAAATACCTTATAATGGTATTAAAGAGACAGAGTTATTACCTAATGTTGATAAAGTAGTTATACCAGAGGCTAAAATAAAAAGTTATGCTTTAAATAAAAGTCATCCATCTGGTAAAGATAAGGCAATAGCATTTGAAAAGGCACTAGGATACAATATAAATAATGCTGATGATTTAATTAAGAATGTCAAAGATAATGTTTCTAAATATAAAGCAGTACCTAAAGGTGAAAGTCAATTTGGTAAAAAGTATGAGGTTGTTATGAATATAAAAGGTCCAAATGGCAAAGTTGCGAAGGTACTTACGGGATGGATTATAACTCCCGATTCAGATACACCTAGATTAACAACTATACATGTAGATAAATAAGGAGTGATATTATGGTGCTAAAAGAAATTGACTATGTTCAATGTATTGATGGCAGAAAAGGAACTATAGTGCATGTTTATACAACTCCAAGTGAAGCTTATGAGATTGAATTTGATGGAACGAAGGGTTCAACAGAAACTGTATTACCTAAACAAATAGAAAAAATATTATGGAGCAATGTGGCGAAATAAAAGCACTTACTAAGTAAAAATGGTAGGTGCTTTTATTATGCCTAAAAATAAGGAGGAATAAGGGTGAAAGATTATACAATCTGGTTGAATGGTGGAAATAGTATAGGAGGCACTGCAAAGGAAGCTGATTTAATAGAACTTAAAGAGTATTTTAAAAAGGTCAAACAGGGCGAGACTCATTCAGGCTATGAATTTAAAGATACAGAAGGAATTGTTTGTGTAAGTTTATCTGATATACAGGCCATAGCAATTACAAAATGTACTGAAAATAGAAGTGTTGGCTTTTCTCCTTATAAACTTATTGGAGATAAAGAAATATGTCTTGCACCACAAATGGATGTAAATAAATGTATGGAGGAACTTACTAATAAATTGGTGGATGGGCTTGATTCAATAAAAAGGTAGGAGGGAAAAGAATACATCACTACATTACAAAATATGAGGAAGATGGGAAAAGATATGCAGAGGCTTGGATACAAATTAATATATTTAATTTATGCCTATGTATGTGGAAAAGGAAAATAGATATATAAAAACAGGTAGGTGATAAATAATGTTCTTATATAAACCTATAGGAGAGATGGATAGTGAAGTTTATGGAGAGATAGATCCTATAAATGCAAGCATATCTCAAATAAAGCCGGGTACTATTTCTGCGGCTCCTGGAGTAGATGTGGATTTAATGAAATCAATGGATAAAGATCCTCTGGAAGTAGTTGTAGAAATACCTGCTGCTAAGAGTAAGAGAGGTTGGAACTATAAGCCCGAAGCCCTGCAGGATATAGTAAACTATGTAAATCAAAATACATTGAGTGGATTTTTGGGGCACCAAAAACCAGAGAATTTGTCAAATGAATTCAAAACACCTGTAACACATTGGGTAGGGGCAGAGATGAAAGACAATAAGGCGTATTTTAGGGGAATAGTTGATGCGGTTGCACCTGACCTTAAGAGATGGATAAGAACTAAAAGAATTAAGGAAGTAAGTATATTTGGTTATCCGAAAATAAAAAGGGATGCTTCTGGGGTAAATGTAGTTGGATACAATCCATTGTCTATTGATTGGACACCACTTCACAGGCCAGGTATGCCCACGAATGTAGTAGGTATGGAGATGGATAATTTAGATGCAAAAGGGGAACAGCTTGACGGAACTTTTGAACAACTTAAACAGGAGTTAAAGGAATCTGTTAAAAGTGCTTTAAATGTAAAAGATGGTCAAGACTATGTGTGGGTTAGAAATATCAGATATGATAATAATACTGTTATAGTAGAGCATGAGCAAAGGGATCAACCTACAAAACTTTACAGCATACCATTTTCCATAGAAAAAGATAATAAAATAGCCCTTGGAGATAAGACAGAAGTTATGGAAAAAAGAGTATATGAACCTGTGACTTCAAGTGAAATGGATAATAAAGGAGGAAATTTAAACATGGAATTTAAAGAAATTATGGCTAATTTAAATGGATTATTACAGACTGGAAAAGTCACTTATTCTCAGGTGTTTGGCGAAATGGGCCTCACAAAAGTAAAAATAGCCGGTGAAATGGCAGATGTCAAAAGTGCTGTTGATGCTGAAGCTTTACTTGATAAGATTAAAGACAATCTTAAAATAACCGGTGAGATGGATATAGTAAATACTATTAAAAAGGAAAATGAGACACTTGAAAAAGTAAAAGAGGCTTTAGGGGTTACTGGAGAAATGGATATAATAGATGCAGCTAAGAAAGCCCATGAAGCTGTGGAAAGTTCTAAAAAAGCAGAGTTTCAGAAGACTATTGATGATTTAGTAAAAGAAAAAGTTGCAGGAGAGATAGCTCAAAACTTAGTAAAAAAGATGCTAAAGATTGAGGATGGAGCCACAAAAGAAATCATATCAGGTGAAATTGACAATATACTGAAAGATGATTTTGTAAAAGGTTTTATATCTGGTGAACATATTGACATGGCACCGGGAATAGGTACTTCAATTGACAATAAAACCGAAACATCAGGTATATTAAAGACTAGAAGGATATCAATTTAAGGAAAGGAAAGTGATTATAGATGGCATTTACAGGACAACCTACGCCAAGTACGATAATAAATATATCAAGTGGAAAAATCAGTGATGGTAAATCAGTCAGACTTACAGCTACAGATGAAGTTGCACAAGGAAACTTTTATCAGATAGGAGGATTCTTTGGACTTGCCAATCAAGATGCAGCAGTGGGAGAAGAAGTAGTACTTGCAATTGAACAGGCAGAATATGAAACAAACCAAATAAAGACTGATGAGGAATTTGCAGTAGGCACTTCAATTTATTTTGATGCTGCTAGTAAGGTTTTAACTGAAACTGTTGGTACCAATAAAAAAGTTGGCATTGTATCCTCTGCTAAAGATAGTAACAATGTAATATGGTTCGTATTAGGACCACAAGTATAAGGAGGCTTATAAAACATGGTAAAAATTTATAGTATAGATTCATTAAGGGAAGCAAAAAAAACACAGACTATAGATACTGTAATACCTTTTAAATTAAATGGGAAAGAGTATTCAGCACCTAAAAAGATAGTCAATGGTGAGATGGAAACTTATGTTCTCACAAAACCTATAGGGGAAATGCTTAGAAGTAACAGCCTAGCACAATATAAGGACTTGTTAAAAAAAGTGGTACTTGACGTTGAACTTGGACGTGAGCAGGTACCACTTTTATATTCGCCAATTTATGACTTGCTTTCAGATCCAACTATGCCAAAGCTTATAGATGCAAAATGGGCTTTGACAGGAACGGTAGTATTTACAGAACACATGGAAGGAGAAGAAGTTAAATTTGGTGCTTTGCAGGTTGAATATGGGCCAACTGCAAGACTTCTAACTTACACAGCTGGATTTGAATATACAAAAGAAATGAAGGATTTTAATGATAATTTCTCTGTAGATATACTGAACAGGTCTATGGGTGAAGCCTATAATGCCCTTCTTAACCATATATATCTTTCACCTATAATCAACTATACTTACAAGACAGCTAATAAAACTCCATATCAAGGGTCAGCTGATGAGGACGTGTGGGTAAGATACTATAAAACATTGACCCAGGCTATAATTGATTGTAACAAGGCTAAAAGACCAGGTACTATTTTACTTGCATCCAGCATGAATAAGGATAATATTGAAATGGCAATTAAAGGTGGATACCAGATAAATGGTACTACTTATCCTGCTGTTAGTGGAATAAGCTCAATAATTTATTATGATGGATGGTCTACTCAAGTTGGAAGAAAGAGTTATTCATATCCAGGAGTAGCTGATGGAAAGTGTTACCTGATAAGACCTAAGAGGGGATTTAAAGAACTTTTAAAACAGGATCTTCAAATAGAATCACAGGCAGGAGATCTTTCAAGATTAGTAGAACAGCAGATTGTAGGATATGCTTACAGGGGATGTTATGCTGCCATAGATGAAAATGTACAGGAGATAACTTTGGGATAGGGTTCATTGATTTTAAATGGACTCTATTTTTTATGGAGGTGATATTGTGACACCCACTGATAGTTTAAGAACAAAACTGAGGATGCTGTTAAATGATAAAGATAATAAAACTTTTACTGATGATGAACTAGATTCTCTAATATCTGATGCTGATTGTATATACTGTGCTGCTAGTGAAGGATGGATGATGAAAGCTACTATGCAGGAGAGTAATGTAGATAATCCTAATGTATATCAGGTAGGGCAGGAAAGGTATCAATATTCAACTGTGACTGATATTGCAAACCTATGTTATAAAAATGCAGAGACATATAAAGCTAAATGCGCTAGAAGGTCAAGCTTTATGATTGGTGCAGATGTGGAGGTGAATTTATGATTACAGCAGAAAGAAGAAAAAAGGATATAAACTGGAGTATAGCTCAGAATCCTACTGTTATAAGTTTTACCAAGGTTGTCAAAAAGCCTGTAAATGGACATTTTGAAGAAGTAACAGAGGATGTGACTTTAACAGTACGCATATTTCCGCAGAAAACTTATGACAGTAGTATTACTGTTTCTTCAGGCACCATAGGAACTTCTTATAAAAATACAGCCTACGGAATGCTTGCAGACAGTGAAGCAGATTTAAGCGTTGATAGTAAAACTTCCATAGAATTTGATTGTCCTTATGGACATATGAAAGTGAAAAATGTATATCCACAGATAATAAATGGGGAGATATGTGGCTATGACTGTGGACTTGAGAAGGTGATGTAATGGCGTTTAGCGATAATGTACTGGATTTTATAAATAGAAAAAATGCTATGATGCATTCTTTCTGTGACAACTGGGCAAGGGAATTAGAAAATCAGTCTAAAGTAAATGCACCATGGAAAGATAGGTCAGCCCATGCAAGGCAGTCACTTCGTGGAGATGTAAAAGTTGAAAATAAGAAATATACTATTTCTTTAAGTCATGGAGTGGAATATGGTGGAGTGCTTGAAGATGGTTCAAAGCCACATATAATAAGGCCAAAGAATAAGAAAGCTCTATACTGGAAGGGTGCAGATCACCCTGTTAAACTTGTACATCATCCAGGTACCAAGAAATATGCAACAGTAGGTCCTACTATGGAAAAAAATAAATATAAAATCAGGGATGATGTAATTAGATTATGGGAGGGATAAAATGCGTGATGGAATAAGGGAAAAGTTACTGGATAGTATTCCAGAGCTTAAAGAGTGTTATGAACCTACTGTTCCTGATAAATCCACAGAAAAACCTTATGCTGTAATTCTTCAAGGGTCTGACGATAAGCAGAATAATCCTACATCCTATAGTAGAAACATACAGATATGGTTGTACGATAAGAGGCTAACGTTTAATACTCTGGATAGTTTAATGGAGAAGGTTATAGCAACATTGGATTTACAGACCATAACTGAAGATACAGGCGAAAGTTATACATGTGTTTTCAATGGTACTGTAGGTGATGATTTTGCAGATGATGAATGGGATGCTATTACAAGAGGACTAAACTTTAATGTCATAGCTCTACATGAAGAAAATGACTCTTATGTGGATGCATGGGCTGGTGCTGTGGCTGCTTATATAAATAATCTTATAAATATTCCGGCGTATCCTTCTGAGTATTGGATAAAAAATTTTGCAGCACCTTCTGTATTATGTAGGATAATTAAAAGTAATTTATCTCCTGCGACACTTGGAGCTAACAGGGTTATGAAGACTATAAGATGCCATTTTGTAAGTAAAGATAAAAGTATGGCCAATAAATTAATTGATACTGTAGAGAATCAATTAATTCAGGACACAAAGATACCTTTAGATATAGAAGATAGAAGGTATTTGACCATAAGCAGCATAAGAGAAGACAGAGAAGCAGATCCATTTACTGTGGGCCAACTCAGTGTGGATTTTTTCAGATTAGAAAATATTAAGGGAAAAAATATTCCTGTCATGAATAAAATCTACGGCAGGGGTTCGATAAAGGAGGAATAATTTATGGTAGAAGATAGCATAAAGGATAAAGCCACTTCAACCGAAAGTGCCACAGATGTTAGCACATCATCAAGTAGTGGCATAAGTTCAAGCGTACCAATATCTACAGTAGAAGTTAATACAACTAAACTGGGGGTTAAATACCCCATTGAGGAGTTAATTAAAAACACTAAAGCACTTACAGGGCATAAAAGAGAAGTGGCAGTGGGTGCTTTGTTTGATTGCAAAGAAAAAGAACTGACTAAAGATGATTTCAAGAAATTAATAGATGCATTTCTAAGAAGGAAGGTGAAATAAGTGGCAGGGACATGGAGCGAAACGAATAAACAGATTATACCAGGGTTTTACAACAGGTTTAAATGGATGGCTGAAAACAGGCTGACACAAGGCACTAAGGGAGTTGTGGCTATGCCTGTTAAAAGCGATTGGGGTCCTATGAAAAAAGTTACTTCTGTAAGTACAGAACCTGAATTGAAAAAAGCATTCGGAAGTAATAGTACATTAAGTGCCTATAAGCTGGGGAACTTAGTTCTTTTAGGGCAGCCTTCAGAACTTCTTTTATACAGGATGGGCGATGATAGTGAAAAAGCTGCAAGCATAACATTAAAGGATACTACTGGAACTCCTGTGGATGTTATAAAACTTGAGACTTTATATCCTACAACTAGGAACTTTAATGTTTCAGTAAAGCCTGATATTGCAGATGAAACCTTAATAGATGTAACTTTATATGAAGGAACTGGACAGTTATATACATTCAAGGTATCCGGAAGCATAAGTGAAATTGTAGAACAGATAAATGGAGACAGTGAAAATATATGGCTTAAAGCTACTAAAGTTGCAGATGGCAACGATACTTTGGCAAGCATAGTAAATCAACCACTGGAAGGCGGCAGCAACGGAACTGAAAATATAACAAATGAAAACTATGTGGATGCTATGGCAGCTTTCGAACAATACAAGATAAATGTATTTACATTGGATGGTATAGCAGATACTGCCCTCCAGACAACTGTACAGGCATGGATAGACAGAAATAAAGCTGTAGGCTATGACGTTATAGGTTGCTTCGGTGGTTCGTCAAGTACATCTATTGATGCTGCAAATACACAATCAAAGGCATTTAATGATGAATGCGTAGTAAATGTGGGTAATGGGGGCATTTATGAGGGCGTAACTTATACTCCTGCAGAAAGTGCTTGTTATGTGGCAGGAATAATAGCAGCCGCAACTATGAAGGAAAGTATCTGCAATAAAGAAACTATCTTTTCAGATGTATCCCCAAAACTAACCAGGGAACAGATAGAACAATGTTTAAAGGCAGGTACTTTGATATTTGCAGGAGATGGTATTGCTACAAATGCCATAGTGGTTGATGATGTAAACACATTAAAATCCTATGGAGAAGATCAAAGCGAATCTCTCGGTTATATTAGGGCTGTAAGATTCATGCACACAGTAAATGCGGATACCACTATTACAAAGAGAGACTATATAGGAAAAACTCCTAATGGAGATTTAGGGCAGAAAGTTGTTTTATCAGCCTTGAAACAGTACTTCGAAACACTTCAAAGTGATGGTATAATAGGAGATTTTACAGTTGAGGTTGATACTGACTTACAAGCCAATGCAAAAGATGATGAGTTCTATTGGAAATGGGCTGCAGACTATATAAATGTAATGAAAAAGATATACGGAACTGGCTATATAAGTTAAGAATAGGAGGGATAAATTATGACAGATGTATTAGAGGCAGGAAGGGCGATACATGGACGTTTTGGAGAAGTTTTGGTTGATGGAGTTAAACAGACTAACTTGCAGGAGTGTACAGCAGATGTAGAAATAGATGTTAAAGAACTTAATCTTTTAGGGGCAGATTGGACAGATTATAAGGCAGGTACCAAAAAAGGAAGTGGTACCATGAAAGGTTATAAAGTAACCTCTGATATGATAAAAAGAGGGTTTAAAAGGTTTGAAATAATAACTAAACTTGATGACCCTGAAGCTTATGGGTATGAATCCATAAGGCTAAAGAACTGCATGTCTACAAAACTTCAATTAATAAATTTAAAAGCAGGGGACCTCGTAGAAGAGGAAACACCTTTCAACTTCGTTGGATTTGATCTTCTAGATGCAATAGAAGTTGACTAGATAAAAATAAGCAGGTGCAGGTATATATTAATATTCCTTGACACGCATAAACAACACGCTTAAAATTATAAGTGTTAGGAGGAAAATTATGAAAGTCAAAGAACTGGTTAAAAAGCTAGAAAAAGCTGGTTGGTATTATTCTTATCAAAGAGGATCCCATATGTATTTCAAACATAAGGATAAACCTAATAAAGTGCCAGTTCCTAATCATAAAGGTGATATTCCTAAAGGCACTTTAAACGCGATACTTAAACAGGCAGGAATTAAATAGTTCTTGCTGCAATAAAATATACTAATAATTATTGAGGTGTTGTTTATGAAAGATAAATATACTTTTCCAGCTGTATTTGAAAGAGAGGAAAATCAATATTGTGTTAATTTCCCCGATCTAGGCTGTGCTACGTTTGGGGATAACTTAGATGAAGCAATGTATATGGCAAAAGATTTACTTGAAGGTTATCTGTGGGGTTTAGAGGATGAGGGTGAAGAAATACCTGAAGCGACTAATCCAGAAGATGTGAAAGTTACTAAAGGTCAGTTTGTTGTTCCTATTACAGCCCATATGGTTGATATTAGAAACGAAATGATGAATAAATCTGTCAACAAAAATGTGACTTTACCAAGGTGGCTAAATAAAATAGCTGAAGAAAATAAAATTAACTTTTCACAGGTATTACAATCAGCCATTAAAGAAAGGCTTAATATTAGAAATTAATAGTTAATAATTTTAAAAGAATCGCTTAAATGTGGTTCTTTTCTTATGTTTTAAAATAATTATTAGGAGGAATTTAAGATATGGATATAGAAAAAATGCAAAACATGAGTGAAGATGATGTTATAGATGCTCTTTTAGGTGAAATAGAGGTACCTACAAGGACAGTTGTTATACAGAGACTTGGAATACCAATAAAATTAAAGGCTCTAACAGGCAAGCAGATAAGTAAAATAAGAAAGGATAATACACATTCAGAAAAGGTAAAAGGCTCTAAAGTTCATAAAGATGTATTTGATGATGAAAATTTTAATGCTGAGATAATTGAAAAGGCTACAGTGTCGCCTAACTGGAATAATGAGAAACTAAAAGCTGCATTAAACGTTAGCAATGGTAAAGAAGTTATCAAAAGACGATTATTGGCAGGAGAAATGGATAACTTAATAGAACAGGTTTTTGATTTGAGTGGCTATAATGATGAAGCTGAGGATATAGAAGAGATAAAAAACTCATTAGAACCAGATACAGACTCTATTTGATGAATTTCTTATGGGTAAGACATAATTTAAAATTTAGAGAATTTCGTAATATGTCTGAATACGAGCAAAAACTGTATCTGGCCAGTGCTGAAATTGAAATAGAAGCAGAAAATAAGCTCAAAAATAAGTAATATAATTGAGGCTCTTTTAGGTGGAATAATGATGTATTCTTCTAAGTGCATTTTAATAGAAATTCCCCCATAAATCTTGTATTATGGAATAGGTTGGACAAAATATATACAATTTGTTACAATATTGTTGATAAAGTATGAATTAAGGGGGATTAAATTATGTTAAAAAAAATATCAATTATTGTGACCATACTGTTAATGGCAATTATTCTTGTGGCTTGCGGAAATGAGAGTGGACAAGTCAATAGTAATTCAGATTCTCAAGATACTAAGCAAAACGATACCCTTTTGAGTAAAGATGAATTTAAGCAAATGTTCTCTGATCCAGATAAATTCAAGGGCAGAAAAGTGGACTACTATGCTAAAATTTTTACTGAACCTGAAAAAGATGCAAATGGAACATATATACAGGCGTTTGCCGATCCTGATAACTCTACACAAAATACATTAATACAGATATCTGATCCTAACTTAGATGTAAAAAATGATGATATTATTCATATAGTGGGAACAATAGAAAAGAAATATGACGGAGAAAATGCTTTTGGGGGATCTATATCTGCTCCTGTAATAGTTGCAAGTAAAATCGAAAAATCTGACTATGCAACAGCATTTGATCCGGCTATAAAAACTATAGACGTAAATAAAGAGATTGATCAACATGGATATGTAATAAAGCTAAATAAAGTAGAGTTTGGGACTGAAAATACTAGGGCATATTTAACTATAACCAACAATACCAATGGTAATGTAATGTTTAGTACTTATGATTCAAAGGCAACTCAAGGCAATAAACAATTTGATAAGGGCGATTCTTATGGGAAATATCCTGAATTGAATACAGAAATACTTTCTGGAATAAAAGAGGAAGGCGTGGTAGTTTTTAAACCTTTAGATGCTAATGGCGAAAGTGTCAAATTTATATTTGAAGGACATTCTTCATCAGATTATAGTTTAGAGTTTGAGCCTTATACTTTTGAAGTGAATATGCAATAATTTCAAAAAGAATCACTCACGTGGTTCTTTTTTATATTCAAAAATGATATTAAACACCTTTTGGGGTGTTTTTTATTCTGAGGCAAAGAACGTCGTGAGACATGCTGAACCTCCTAGGAGAGAGGAATGACCGGGTATGTTCCGGTCGCTCCTAGATAAATAAATTTTAGGAGGAAAATTTAATGAAAGAATTAATAGATTTAGGGTTATTTACAAAGAGAGAAAGAGCATTAGTAAGCAGTAGGATTATTGCTAAAAATTTTGATAAAAGGCACGATCAGGTATTAAGAGATATTGAAAATATTATTAAGGGTCTCCACAAAATTGAGGAAACCCCTATAAGGAATTATTTTATAAAAAGTAGTTATTTGCACGAACAAAATAATCAGAAATACCCAGAATATATTATGACACGTGATGGATTTAGCTTGCTTGTTATGGGATTTACAGGACAAAAAGCCTTGCAGTGGAAATTAAAATATATCGAAGCTTTTAATAAAATGGAAGCCTTTATTAAAGAAAAGCAATCCAGTGAATGGCTCCAAACAAGAAAGAATGGAAAGCTTGTAAGAAGAAGTGAGACGGATTCTCTAGATGAATTACTAAAATATGCAATTAATCAAGGTAGCAAAACATATGAAAAGAATCCAGATTTAATATTTACTAATTATTCAAGATTGGTAAACACCCAAGTAGGTATTAAAAAAGGACAAAGAGAATATGCAACTAGAAAGGTATTAGACACTATAGCATTTATAGAAGATATGATATTAAATACAGTAAGGGAAGAAATGGAAAATGGTACAGAATACCATGATATTTATGCTATATGCAAAGAAAGAGCAGAGCAAATAGTTAAATATGCTTACTTACCAATGCAAAGATTAATAGCTTAAAGGGGGTATTCGTAAAATACGAACCCTAATACTCGAAAATTTTACGGAAGGGTCGTTATTGTCGGTAACCAACCTTTTTAAAGTCCTTTAATTCTTTGCTCTGTCCAGAGATATAGTTTATTAACATTTGGGGCGATTCCTATATTATAGGAGTTGTGCTTAAATTGTCTTAATTCATCTGCGGTATCTAAGGTTAAAATGTATTCTTCTGTAGGTCTACCACCTTGAGGTTTTACTAATTTTTCAGCAAAACTAGTGAAATCAACATTTTTAACGAATTCATAACCTTTAAGTAAATAATAATGTTTTCCTTCTTTAACTCTATCTAAATGATTATGCTTTATAGAGATTATTTTGGAAAAATATTCTAAACCTCCTTTAAAAATACTTTTAATTGTATGATGTAATGTAAAATCTTATAATTAATATAAGCAAAAGGAGGAGATAAATAATGATGATAAATTTAATGTTTTTAGTACAAATGGGAATGGTGAAAGCTTTTGTTGATAAATTTCCACATCTAATTAAATCTCTAAAAATAGAAAACGGATATGATGCAGACAAACCATTTAAGCTAGATCCAATAGCTGAAAAATGGATTATGGACAACATGACAGTTAATGAAGAAATACTTAGATATGGAGAAAAAGAAACTCAAGATAACGGGAAAGTTATCAAATTATTTTAGAAAAATATTCTATCTTGATACTTGACATCTAACTTCATGTATAATATTACATAGGTAGGAGGTGAAGTGATGTCAAGTGTTAAGGATGTTTTTATAACTAAAGAAGCTGCTGACATGCTAAAAGTACATCCTAGCTATTTAATAAGACTTGGTAAAAAAATAGAACTTGATGAAACAGAAATGAGAGAAGCAGGAACTAGAAATTACCTCTTTAGTAAAGAAGCAGTTGAAAAGTTAAGAAAGCATTTAAAAAAATAGAAGGAAGTTTGTAACTTTGGACGGTCGTAAACTTCCTTCTCGCAGAGGTCGCCCTCTATGAAATATTGTATCATAGACAGTGATCCTGTTCAAGATTTTACACAGAACTGTGTTGAATTGCACACAAACTATTGTAAAATTTTTGCATTATGTTCAGAAGGTTGGACATAAAGAAAGGAGAAAGGTATATGAACAATTTAATAGTAAAAGAATTTAATGGAAATAAAATTCATACTTTTATGTGGAATGATAAACCTTGTTGGATAGCAAATGAAATAGTAAATATGTTTGGGTACTCAGATCCTTCAACCACAATAAGGCAATGCGTAGAAGCAGAAGAATTTGAGGAAGGAATAGAATATAAAATACTTATTAAAGAAGAGTTAAAATGTTTTAAAAGAATAGTTAAAGAGGTAACCAAGTTAAATTTGGTTGGCTCTGAATTAATCAATAAGTATACTTCAAGTCTTATAATATTCTATGAAGATGGTTTATATGGTTTCTTACAATACACAGATAAACCCATAGGCGTTCAGTTTAGAAGATGGATAAGAAGAGAAGTATTGCCGGAAATAAGACAAACAGGTTCCTATATTTCGGATAAAGCTAATCCAGAAACTTTAAGAGAAAAAGCAAATGAATTAGAAAAACTAGAAACCATAAATAAATCAGTAGAACTTGTATCACCCTTGTTAGATGTTGCCGGAGTAGATAATACTGTTAAATTGCTAGTAGTTAAAACACTATTTTCTAAAGCAGGAGTGGACATACCCATAGAGATAGAAGCAAAGGAAAAGTTCTATGATACCAAACAGATAGCCAAAATGGTTGGAATGTATTCTAAAACAGGTAATCCTGCATTTGGAGCAGTAGGACAGATAATTAAAAAACTGGATATTGAAGAACATGAGAAAGAGGTTGTATGGGAAAGTAGTGGTTCATGGCAGGGTACTGTGATCAAATATACTGAATCTGTATCTGATAAAGTCAACAAGTGGCTTAAAGAAAATGGATATCCTGTGGACATACCAAGCAAGAACAAAACCTTTCATGTGGTTTACAAACCACTTAGAGAGGTGGCTATATGATGATGGAGGAAAGTTTACGAAGAGTACCTACCACTCAAGAACTTATATATAATCTCAAAGAACTTTCTAAAAATTATTTGGACAACTTCACGACTGATGAAATAATAGCTATAAAAGAAAAACGTATTTCTGAAAGTGAATTTATATCTTTAACAAGGCAAGTTAAAGAAATTATGCTACACTTTTTTAATATTGTAATTGAAGTGTCAAGACAAAATACAAAAACAGCTGTATAATTTAGGCAATAGAATGTGATATAATAAAATAAATATGCGAGCTGTGGAAAGGGTGAATTTGTTGGATAAGGAAATATTAGAATTACTAAAGTCAATGCAGAAGGATATTAAAGATGTCAATGATAAAGTAAATAATTTATCTGAGGGTCAAAATAATCTTACGAATGAAGTTAGCAGTCTTAAAGGCGAAGTCAGAAAAAACTCAATTAAACTGGAAAGTATTGAAAAGAAGATTGATATAATAGCAGAGGTACAGACAGCACATAAGGAACAAAATGTAAGAGGATTTCAGGGTATTAGTGATTCTATAAA